GCACCGAGTGGTGCAGGATCGCGACGAAATCATCGATCACCATGATCGACGCATGCAGGCCCGCGAACTCCTGGCCCAGTGAGCGCACGGCGGTGATCGCGCCATGGATCAGCTGCGCGAGGTTGTTCGCCCACCGGGTCAGTATGGCGTCATTCTGCTCGACCCAGTGCGCCGCGCCCTTGAGCGCGTCGGCATACGCAAACACGAGCTGCGTGTAGGCCGGCGCGAACACGGCCCCCACCCGCACCTTGAGATCCTCCACATACCGCTCGGTGGAGCGCAGCTGCTTCGACGCCGAGGTCATCGACGCCTCGTAGGCGCCCGTGAGCGTCGCCGCCTGCTTCATCACCTCATTGAGCCGGGTCTGCACCTTCTGCTGTTCGGTCAGCGCGCCCGTGCTCACGCCGATCTCGCGCGCCGTGCGCTTATACGCCGCCTCGAAGTTCACCATGATGCCCATGGTGCGCAGAATTTCCGTCTGCCCCGACACGATGCCGTGCGTCATGCGCTGCAGCGCGTCCGACGAATTCATCTGGCCGACCACGGCCACGTCCTGCGCGGCGCGCGCGAGCTTCGTCGCCTGACTCAGATCCAGGTGGGCCTGAATCATGGACAGGATCGATTGCCGGGACTGCAGCATCGAGACGCCCGTGCGCTGCAGCGACCGCTCCAACTCGCGCAGCTGCCCCATGGAGTAGCCGGCGCGCGCGCCCACGACCTCCAGCACCACCCCCAACTCGGCATAGCGCGCATTGAGTCGCGTCACTTCGGCCACCGCGGCCGGAATCGACGCCGCAATCCGCTTGATCCAGTTGTAAATGTCCGTCCCGACATTGAACGCGAACGCGGCCTGGAACGCCTTCTCGAGCACCGACAGCTCGCGCTGCATCTCGCGCGTCGTCTGCCCGACCTGCTCCCCCGCGCGCTTGAACCGACGGGCACCCTCTTCCGCCGGCCCGGCATCCATGCCGAGCCCCAGCATCGCGAAATCGGTGCCCGCCTGCTCCGTCATCCGTCCTCTGACGTCTCGTGGTTCTGTTCGGGGTCCTGCGCGGGGTCGTGCGGTACGTCGTCGGGTGCGCCGACCTCCTCGCCCAGGTCGTCCTCGGGTTCACCCTCAGCCCGGGGGCGCTCCGGGTCGTAGTCCGACGGGTGCTCCGGCGTCGTGCTGCGTTCGTTCACGAAGGCGCGGTCGCCAGCGAGCAAGAGCAGGCAGTCCTCCACCGTCGGCGTGGTGCCCGTGCGCTGAGCCCACGCGTCGAGGTCCGGCCAGGTGAGCGGCGCGAGGCCCATGCCGCCGCCCGGCCGCCCAGCCGCGAGCTCGTGCCACCAGCTGACCAGATAGGCGCAGCCCGGTGGCACCGGTGGCCCATCGAGCATGCGCTCGGACACCGCGCGCGCGCGGTCGCTGGTGCCCTCGGTGGGGTCGCGCACAAACCCGAGCAGCTGTTCCCGCCGGGTGAGCTTGCGCCGGGGTGGCCCGAGCGGCCGCGTGGGCGGCGCCACCCCACTGCGCGCGGCCGGCACCGGCGGGGGCGCCACCTCCTCGGCGTCCCCCGCCAACCACGCTTGATGCCGACACCAGCGCCGCCATGCGGTTAGCCGTTTCCCAGCCGCGCGGCGCGGTTGTTCAGGAACTCCAGATACTGCTCCCGCAGCCACCGCGTGTTGGCGAGCAGCTTGCGCGCATTCTCCACCGAGAAGGCCAACGGCTCCTGGTTGAAGAACACGTTGCCCCGCCAGCTCTTGATCGTGCCCACCGCGAGATCGATCGAGAACCCGTCGAACGACTGTTGGCCGCGCTTCTCGCGCTTCGCCTGTTCGCGCTGCGCCGCATGCAGCGCCCGACGATACTGCGGCGTGTCCTCCCCATACACTTCGAACACCACCGGCAGCGTCTCCCCGGTCCCAGGATGCACCGGGGACCAGTCATGGACATTGGTGTCCTGCAGCGCAGCAAAGTCCACGCCGGCATCAAGCGGCGCGGCCGGCGTGGCGGCGCGTGGGTCGGGGTTCGTCGGGGTCATCGACTCGGTGGTCAACTCGGTCTTCAACTCGGTGGTCATCGTCAACTCGCGTTGAGGGAGTGCGGCGGGCGCGGTCCCGAGTGGTGCCGCGCCCGTAGAAACCGGCGTCCGCATGACGCCGGCGAGTCCTGCGGTGGCCGACTCAGTCGGTGGCCACCAGCTTGAGCGACGAATCCGTCGCGTCGAACGTGGCGACGAACGGGAAGGTCTCCATGATCGCGTTGCTGCCGGACCAGGGCCGGGATTCGTCGGTGAACGTGGTCTTCGCCATCGTGAGGGCGAGGCGCTTCGTCGTCGCGCCCCCCAGCGTGATCGCGAGAATCGTCTTCTCGCGGTTCAAGTACTTGGTGGCGAGGGCCGCGTCCTGCTTGTGCACCGACAGGCTGCCCGTGACTGCAAAGCGGCCCTGATAGAGCGCCGCCGGATCGGCGGTGAGCAGGTTCGGGATCTGGATCAAATCCGACGTCACCTGCAGTGAGAACGTCGACGCGCCGACGATCGAGGATCCCCCCTCCGTCAGCACCTGCACCGAGCCGATGGGATCCCACACATCGTTGGTATTCGGCGCAGCGGGCGTGCCGATCGCACTCGTGGCCGCGGGGACGCCGCGCTTGGAGGCAAACGTCACGCTCGACGTGACCATCTGCCCCTGCTGCACATTGAGCGACCACGACGTGAACACGGCGCCCGGATAGCTGATCATCTGGGTGATGTCCGTCATCTCTTCCTGGACGGTCATCGAACGCAGCGTCTTGCCCGGCTTGAGCGTGCGCACCGTCGTGCCGGTCCACGCCGCGCCGAACAGCGAGGCCAGCACATCCTCCCACGTCTGATACGTGGGTTCGAAGTTCATCGTGCCGCCACCCAACGCGGACACGGCGCGCACATCGGCCGTCTCGCGGTGCGTGGGATTGATCTCATTCGAGCTGATGAACTGCTGCGTCGTCTTGAGATCGGCGCCGGTCACGCGCAAGTACTTGGCCCCCGTCGTGACGGGGACGCCCCAAGCCGACTCGGTGTTGACGGCGACTTTGGCGTTGAGTGCTGTTCCGAAGGGCATAGTTCGGTGCCGTGCTCAGGTCAGGTGAAGGCGACGAAGTCGCACTGCGCGCCGATCGCCACCGGCACGTCGGTCCAGTCGGGCGGCCGCGAGATCGCGGTACCGCTGCTCGCGGTCAGCACCAGCACCCGCCGACCGTCGTGGACGAAGGCGCGTCCAGGCTCGAACGCGGCACACACCACGTCGGCCCAGTCCTCGGCCGTGCGCATGGTGCTGGGATTGGGGGTGGGCGGCGTCACGACGCCCGCCGGGCGTTGCATCGGCGCGCGCACCAGCAGCTGATAGATCACCTGCGCCCGCTTCATGGCATTCGGCCCCGACGAAATCGTGTCGGTGCTGCGCCACACCACGGTCTCGCGCAGATGCAGCGTGCCCGGCGGCGGCGTGGGGATGCCCTCCCACACCAGCGGCGGCAAGCCGGCAATGGTGCGCAGCTGCGTGCGCAGCGCGAGCCGCACGGCCCGGCGCACACTCATGCGGCATACCAGCCCCCGCGCGCCTGGCCGCGCGCCACGATCGCGCGCGCTTCCGCGACGATCTGCGGCCACGCTCGGCGTACGGGTCCGATGATGCCCTGTCGCGCTTGCGGCGAATGCCCGCGATTGAGCGCGGGCATGTAGTCGACGGGGTTCGTCACGAGGTCCACGGGCCCCACCCGCATCCGATCCCATCCCGACAGCGCGTGCCCCGTATCGACGGGCGTGCCGGGCCCGTGGGCGCCGCCCACGGTCAGGTTCTCTTCGACGAGGTCCGTGGCTACGGTGCGGAGCTCCGGCAACACGACCGCCGGGCGCGACGTCGCGCGCATCACGTGTGCGATGAACTGATCCGCCGACAGGGTGCGCCGCATGTCAGGCCACCGCCGGCTTGACCAGCGTGCACGCACACAGGTACGTGATCGGCACCCCATCGGGACTTATGGTCTTGACGCCGACGATGCTCCACGCCGTGCTGTCCGCGCGCGTGATGCGCATGCCTGGCAGGGGCGGCGTGGCGAGCTCGATCGCCGCGAACTGAAACGTCCGCGCATCGGTCACGATCGCGGCGGTCTGCTCAAACGACATGCCGACGCCGACGCCCATCAGCGGGGTGTACGGCTTCTCGACCGCCCACGCCGCCATCGTGGTCTCGACATCGGCGGCATGGGTATCGGTGCCCGGGTCATACGCGCCCGCCAGCACGTGCGTGAGGAGCACGCGCGCGCCATACTTGCGGATCTGGTCCCGCGCGAGGAGCTGCGCACGGGTGAGGAGGGCGTTGGCCATGCCCCACCGTAGGGCGGGTGGGGCTACTGGCGTGTAATAACCTCGGAGGCGACGCGCCCCTTACCAGGCGCCCGGGTTGCGGAACGTGTCCGCGCGCATCGCCGGGTCCTCACTCAACTCCGTCGGCACCCCGACCCACTGCGGCACCACGTCCTCGCCGCGTGTGGGATCGCGCAGCAACGGCCACAGCAGCCCCATCACGTCCTGCTGCACGGCATACGCTGGCGCCTTGGGGTCGTACGTCACCGACGCCACGCCCGACAGCGATTCACTCAGAATGCGCCCGCCGCGATCGACCGGCGGCAGGAGCGTCGTGCCATTCAGCATGGCTTCAATGGCGCGCGGCGCCAGGCGAGCCATTGCGTCCTTCACCCGCCAGTGCACGATGGTGCTCGGCACCGGGTTCCCATTGCGCTCCGTCAGCTCGAGCCGGGGATGCGTGAGCCGCGCCGTCGGGTGCGCCGTGCCGAGCCAATCGAAGAGCCCCGTGCACAAATACTCCGTCGCTTCCACACATCCCGCGTCCTGCCGCGCCGTGTTGGCGGACCACACGGCGTTTCCCCCGCGCTTGGCCCAGTACGCCGTCACGTAGGTCGCATCCGCAAACACGTCGGCATCCGGTTTGCCCGATCCATCTTCGACGATCAGCGGCATCACGCGTCCTCGGTGGGCGGAGCGAGCAACTCGGGCGGTACCCCGCGATGCAACACCTCGACGTGCAGGAAGCCCGTCTCCACGAGCTGCCGGAGCTTGCGCTCGTCGCAGCTCAGCACGAGATCCAGCGGCCACACGTCGCCGTGCTGCCACCAGGTGCCATCCCAGCAGAGCGCATGCCGAATCGTGAAGCGGATGACGCGCGCCGGCAGCTGGTTCCGCACGCGCGGCGGGGCCCACGGCGCGTCTTCCACGCGGATGGCCCCCTCACACGCGAGCGCGAGCGCTTCGGGGTCCGTGAGCGGTGCCGTCAGTAGCTCCGTCGGCACGTCCTCGCTCGGCGTGTCGCTCGGCGTGTCGCTCGGCGTGTCGCTCGGCGTGTCGCTCAGCAGCCTTTCTTCTTGCCGCCCTTCTTCTTGTTGCCCATGGGGAGCCACCGGTGAGACTGTGGGGGAATCGGGGGTCGGGGTCGGCGGCGCGTCGCTCGGCGGCACCGTGGGCGGCAGCGCCGTGTGCGGCAGCGCCGTCTGCGGTGACGCCTGAACGCGCGAACGCGCGGGGGGCGTGGTTGCCCCCCGCGCGGTGCGGGACTTCCCGACCGGCTTGCGCCTGGTCATGGTCCACTCCGTGACATCGAGATGCGCCGCGCGCCGGCCTTACGACGCGGCGACGGCATTCGTGAAGAACATCCCGCAGTCGGGCGAGACAATCTTCATGTCGTAGTACGCGTCGATCTGCAGGTCTTCGGCCCGCGACCCGTCTTCGACGCGGAAGCGCGAAATCACCTCGCCCATGTTCCGACCCTGACCCGGCAGGAAGCCCGTCCAGGAGAACGTGAGGCCCGCGCACGGCATCAGCAGCGACGGGGTCTCGGGTGAGTAGCTGAGCAGCATGTTCCGCCCGCCGATGAACTGGAAGTCGTCGGTCGCGCCTTCGACCGCGACGTTCTCGACAGCATCCATAATCAGCACCTCGTCCAGCTCGAACAGCTCCGCGAGGATGCGCAGGTTGGTCTTCGCGGCCTCGCCCGTGCGGCCGCCGTACAGCACGCGCTGCACGATGTCCGGGTGATCCAGCAGCCCGTCGAACACCTCGCGGCCGAGCGAGAGCTTGTTCGGCCGGAAGCCGCCGTTCATGCGGGCCATTTCCGTCCGGCGCGCCCGGATGAACTTGATCGGCGTGGATGTCGCGTCGTTGAACTGCTTGAACTCATTGGCGCCCGGGGTGCCCGACACGCCCGTGTAGTCCTTCCCCCACACGCCCGTCTTCCAGTAGTTCGCGACGAAGTTCTTCTCCTTGCGGATCTTCGCCTGCTGCGACAAGAACAGCGTGGTGTCGCGATCCGGATCCATCGGCGCGTCGTTGTTCACGCGCGTCTCGTCCGCGATCGGCTTACGAAGCGACCAGCCTTCGCAGTAGTACGTCGGGGTCGTGTCGACCTCGTAGTCAGCCGACTTGGCCTTGGTGCCTGGCGCGCGCTTCGCCATCTCCGACCGGAACCACGCACCCTTCGGATAGCGCGTGTAGCGATCGGATTGCTTCTGCACCGGGACGCCGGGGAACACCCGGCCGGCGATGAAATTGCTGTCGCTCTGGATGTTGGCGATCGAGAACGACGTCATGAGCCGATCCACATGCACCGCGGACGGCGTCGGACTATACGGCATACGATCCTCGCTGAAGCGCGGTGGGGATTAGGACGCGGTGGTGACCAGCGCGCCCATCGGGTGGAAGTAGACCGACACGATCTCGTCGGCGTTGTTGGTCGCGCTGTGCGCGAACCCGAGCACGTTGGAGCCCGTGACGGCGGCCCCCGCGACGGCCGTCGCGACCGCCGTCGCGGCCTTGCCCCCGGTGCCGGCCTTGATGAGGGCGCCGTTCGCGATGCCCGCGAGGCTCTTCATCTTGTAGGTCCCGCCCGGTGAACCGAGCGTGATGGCCTGGCCCGTGTTGGCGCCCATCAGGAGCGGAAACGCGAGCTCGCCCGCGCCCGCGAGGACGTAGCCGTTCGCCGTCGGCTTCACGAAGAAGCCTTCCTTGCCGCGCAGATCCGCGCCCGCGATCCCGGAGAACGGCGGCGTGTTGATGTGTCCGTGTGCCATGGGGTCCGCGCTCCTTATCGCGTGATCGCCGCGCGCAGCTCTTCCTGCACGCGCTTGGCGAGGTCGGGGTACAGGTCCATGGCCTTCACCGTGGCCTCATCGTAGCTGAGCGACGGCTCCGCCTTGCGAACTTCGGCCACCTTGGCGTCGAACGCGTCATGCGCACTCTGCTGCGAGGCAGCGTTGTCGCCGTCCACGCCCGCCGGCACAAACATCTTGGCCGTGGTCATGGCCTCACGCGTGAAGTCGCACAGCGCCTTGAGCGTGGCTTCCGTCTCGGGATCGAGCTTGGCCACCAAGGCCTTCAGCGCGTCGCGCTTGCCTGGCAGCTTGTCGAACAGCGCGGCCGTCTTCGCCGTGAGTTCGCGGTCCCGCGATTCCTGCTCCATCTTCTCCACGCGCGCAGCGAGCAGCTGATTCGCCTGCTCCAGCTGCGCCGCTTTCTGCGTGGCCTCCGTCAGCCGGGCACCCAGGTCGGGCTGCTGGCCAGTGGTGGTCTCCTGTTCCGCGGCAGCCGCAGACATGGTCACTCCTGATGTGGGTCGTGTGGCCGCTTGCGCGGAAGGCAGCGCACCCGCGTTGGCGCTTGGCGTCGCGGGTGTCGCGGTAAGCCCCGAGGCCGTCGGGCCCGCGCCGTCGGTTGACGGCGCGGGGGCAGCAGTCGTGGGGGGGGACGACGCCCCCCCGTCGGGGGCATGTTTGGCCACCGCCGCTGGTTCAGCGGGCGGGGCGGTCACCGGCGCCGCCGCGAGCATCGCGGCGCTTTCGAGGTCGGCCAGCACGGGCGACGCATCGTCCGGCGTCATCCCGAGCTTGGTGACCAACTCCGTCATGCGCGTGCGCGCCTGGCCCACGGCCGCGCGCACGCGCTGCATCAGCGACTCGGGGGTGCTCGCCGGGTCGCTTTTCGCGACCAGAATGTCCGCGCCCTGATTGGCGCCACCGGGCACCAAGCTGATCTCCGCGAGCGTGAGATCGTCCTGGACGATGCCCTCAATCACGGAGGCGGGCGCGCCGGGCGCGTGGGTCGTGGATGCAGTGCTCACGTTGCCACGGTGCGCCATTGGCCCGGACGTGAGTGCGAAAACCCAGCCGTCATACCTGCGTCGTGGCGTTGGTGATCTGCACCCGGCGCTTCTGCGCCAGCCCCCCAATCGAGAACATGCGGAACGTCTTGGCCTCGACGTAGCGCCAGCCGACATCACTTTCGACGTGCGCCGTGATAGCCGCGCCGAACGGCGTGCGCCGCGGCAGGTCGAGAATCTTCTT